GAAGGTTTTAAAACTTACACCGAAGGTAGCTACAAACAGGAGTTTGCAAATACTAAAAAGTATAATCCAGAAACTAAAACGTTTCAACTGTTCGACACACGTACTGACAAGTTTTATGATGTAAAAGAAGCAGGGAAGTTTATTAAAGATCAAAATAAACAAGCTGACGAAGCATACTTTTTAGAAACCTTTGGTACAAAAACACCAGAACAAGATTTACAGTACTTAAAAGCAGCTAGAGATTTAGAAAGAACTAAAAATAGAAAAGGTTTACTTATTTACAATATACGAGATTTAGGTAGTAAAAAAATAACTGGTACTAATGAAAGTGTATTTTCTCAAGAGTTTAACCAAGAGATTCAAAAGAAAACAAACGAACTACTAATCAAAAAGGAAGGTACAAGTTTTATACAAAAAGACGACGCACAGCTAGAGTATAAGATAAATCAGGCTGTTACAAATCAAGAGAATCAACCTATTAATATAAAAGATCTAAGTGTAAATACTCCATATGTTGAGACAAGACGTAAACAGCTAGAAATAGATAAACGATTTAATACTAGCGGTAGCGGAGTTGTATATTAATGGATGAACAGTTTAAACGAGAACTGATCGGAGCCGGAACTGAAATAGGAGGTGGCATAGGAACTGACCTAGCCACTTCACCTTTATTGATGATGGGTCCTAAAGGTTGGGTTGCTTATGGTATTACTAACGCTTTTCAAGGTAGCTATACTAACTATCAAGTTCAAAAGTATACTAACCCAGACGAAGATATTAACTGGGGAGAAGTTGCGGTATCAGGACTATTTAGTGCTATACCATTTATGGATTTACCGGCAAAAGCAAAATATGCAAAATATTTAGGCAGACCCGGTACACTTAAACGAGCTGTAGTAGGTGGTAGTGGTATATCATTAGCCCAGCAACAAATACTTAAAGCTTACGAATCAGGTGAGTTTTTAACACCAACTGAAGCAGGGTTTGCTATTGGATTTGGTGGTGCAACTGGTGGTGGTATTAAAGTTGCCGGTGATACACTTTCAAAAAGCTTACTTAAAAAAATTCCAAGAGAGTCAATATCAGAAAGAACTCAACGCAGAATGAATCAACTGTTTGACCCTAATCTAAAAAACAAGATGCGGGACAAATTAGTTAAAATGGGTATAATAGATCCTGACGGCAAGGTTACAATAACTGAACTTGATAAGCGTGAATTAGGTAAAGAACGTACATACTGGGAAAAAATAACTGAACCTAGAATAGCTGCGTTAGTTAAAGAGTTTGGTGGTACAGCTGAAGATGCTGCTACTATATTTACTCAACAAAAGTTAGCATGGGGTAGACAAAAGACTGCTGCTACATGGTTAAACAAGTATTTTAAAGCTCTTTCTACTGAACTAGATGCTGAAGGAGTACCTCTTAATGAAGTAGTTTTAGGTATGTCACCGAATGGTAGGGTTAGATTTGTTGAAAAAGGATCACCTAACAGCTATCCACAGGCATTTGAGGTAGATCATCGTAGAGCTATTCAAGAAATGCGTGAATTAGGTATACCACTTGGAATAGGAGCTAATTTTGACGATAATCTAGAAATTATATTGTCAGTATTTAACAGAGCTAAAAACAATCTTGGTAATCCTAGTTTACCGGCTGAATTTTCTGAAGCATTAGGTCTGAGTACAACTCTTAGAGATATGGTAGGTAAATATTATATGAGCCGATTAGCAACTAAAGCTTTTGATATACCACAAGTATATAAAAATAGAGCACTTAGAGATATGCTTGAAGATTTACAGACTGAATTATCTAAAGCACAGGCTAAAGGAATGGATATTACACCTCGTGATATTAAAAACTGGGCAAGAGAAGCAGCAATGAGAGAAGTTAACTACTGGAAATCCTTTGGTAAGCCTTTACAGGAAGCTTTAGAAGAGGCAACTGAAACAGCACCGCCTGACATACAAAAACAAATAGATGCAGATAGATGGGCTGGTAATGTTGACCCTGACACAAGATGGGAAGAGTTACAAAGAATGGGTATACTTGATTATTTAAGACCATCGTTTATTAAAAAGTATAAGAAAGCAGCTGAGAAGTTTATTAACACTCAGAGAGGTTTACGAGCAAAAATGAGTAAGAAGAAGTTTTACATAGATCCAAATGACTAATAGTTTACAACTACTAAGACAAGACTTTAAAATGTTTTTACAGGCACTCTGGCATGAGCTAGGGTTGCCTGCACCTACGAGGGCGCAATATGCAATCGCAGACTACTTACAAAACGGACCCAAGAGACTCCAAATTCAAGCCTTTAGAGGTGTTGGTAAATCTTGGATTACTGGTGCTTTTGTGTTATGGACACTCTTTAATGACCCAGAAAGAAAAATAATGATTATCTCTGCGTCTAAAGAACGTGCAGATAACATGTCTATCTTTTTACAGAAATTAATTATAGAAACACCATGGCTAAACTTTTTAAGACCAAAGAGCGACGACAGCAGATGGTCAAGGATTTCCTTCGACGTAAACTGTTCACCTCATCAGGCTCCATCCGTGAAGTCTGTAGGTATTACTGGTCAGTTAACGGGAAGCAGGGCAGACCTAATGATTCTGGACGACGTGGAAGTACCGGGAAACAGTATGACGGAGTTGATGCGTGAAAAACTATTACAACTATGTACTGAAGCGGAGTCGATCCTTACCCCGAAGAGCGATAGCCGTATTATGTATCTCGGGACTCCTCAGACTACTTTTACTATTTATCGTAAGCTGGCAGAGCGTTCGTATCGTCCCTTTGTTTGGCCCGCAAGATACCCAAGAGGAAACAACATCACCCAGTACGAAGGGCTCTTAGCACCAGAAGTACAGGCAGATATAGATAACGGAGCAGAAGAATGGGCTCCGACAGATGATCGGTTTACAAACGACGATTTACTAGAACGTGAAGCGTCTATGGGTCGATCTAACTACATGTTACAGTTTCAATTAGACACAAGCCTATCAGATGCAGAAAAATTCCCACTTAAGATGGCAGATCTCATTGTTACTAGCGTTAATCCTGATACTGCACCCGAAAACGTTATATGGTGCTCAGATCCGGCCAATGTTATCAAAGATGCCCCTACAGTCGGACTACCGGGGGACTATTTCTATTCACCTATGCAACTGCAAGGGGATTGGAGCGAATATGACGAAACCATTTGTAGCGTTGACCCATCAGGAAGGGGTACAGACGAAACAGCGGCTTGTTATCTATCCCAACGCAACGGAATCATCTATTTGCATGAAGTGCGAGCGTACAGAGACGGGTACAGTGATAATACCTTGCTCGACATCCTTAGAGGATGTAAGAAATACAATGTATCAAGCTTGGTTATCGAAACAAACTTTGGAGATGGAATCGTAAGTGAATTATTTAAAAAACATCTTATTCAGACAAAACAAAACATATATATTGAAGAGGTACGAGCAAATGTTAGGAAAGAGGATAGGATTATTGACAGTCTTGAACCTGTGCTCAATCAGCATCGCCTTGTTGTTGATCGTGGGGTTATCGACTGGGACTATCGGTCGAACAAAGACTGTCCGCCTGAAAGCAGGCTCCTCTATATGCTATTTTACCAGATGAGTCGTATGTGTAGGCAGAAAGGTGCCGTTAAACACGACGACAGACTTGATTGTCTAGCTCAGGGTGTGAAGTATTTTACAGATGCTTTACATATAAGTGCGTTAGAAGCAATTAAAGACAGGAAACACGACGAATTTATGGATCAGCTTGAAGCGTTCCTAGATGACCCTCAGAGCAGCGCTAATCACTTAGTGCTAGGTATGTCTTTAGAGCAGCGACAAGAGGCTAGAGGGCTCGATACGGGCAATCACGTGCCAAATTGGAGACCATAAAACCGATCCCTCACGTATACAGGGGAAGAGAAGGGTGGACTCGACCCCTATGGAGGAGACTAACATCTCCTCCTACACTATTACCGGTTATCATATGAGTTGATAACTCTTAAAATACTACCACTAACTAAACTATCATGAATTATATACAGAAATATATGATTGCACTGAAGCTAAACAGATGGCCGATGATAGATTACGTAAAACAGGCTAAACAGGAACAACAAGAGAAGGTTAACCGACTCTACCCTAAAAAAATGACATAATTTTGTCTGCCCATGTATACGACGGAGACAGGTCACGATTCCCCCACATGGCATTTGCTATACTATAGCGTTTGAGTCTCAGTTAGAATCGAAAGTCTCATGAGTCGCACCGCAACAAGGACGCATTAGACGCAGTATGAGACGTTACAATGTGTGGCGATCTGTTGGCATTCCAGTCTCAAGACAATCTCAAGACGTCTTAGTCTAAGACTCACAATCATGTGCGACTCAAATAGGATGTGTGGTACTGCTCAAATCTCAACACAATCTCAGTTTGGACTGCTATAATAAGTACATAAGAGAGAAAAGGAGATTCCAAAACATGACCATCAAGACACAACCTAAGACAGCCTTCGGTAAGACACTACACTATGTTGTAGATCCAACACAAGCAAAAGCTTTACAATCCTCAACAGGTAAAAAGACTATCAATGAGAAAGATATTGCGAACCTTAAGACACTAGGTATTACAGTACAGTCTCAAGCGACTCAAGTTGCAACTATGGTGTTTGCCTAATATGTTAAATCACACACGTTTCAAATTCTATCATCATTCGACAACATATTACAAACAGTTACATGATTCAATCAAACAGTTGCAAGACAATTGTAAAGAAGTGACATATACTGTGTTACCATCTACAATTAATTGCAAACGCAAATCAAAGTTTATAAAGAGTAACAGTAATACGTTTAAGACTCATAACAAAGTGGGTTGAGTCCAACATGAATCTCATGAGACTCACACTCATTCACAATCAGTCTCGTGCGACTTATTATACTCATGATTATCACGTGAGATTCCACACATCTCAAGTTAGTCTCATGATAAGATGCTATAATAGGTATATACGAGAAAATTTTACACATCATCACACACATCACACAAGGACACAGATCATGCCATACAAGGACGTAAAGCGAGAGTCATCAAGGACGCAAGGTACTTATGACTTCTACATAGAGATAGATTGCGACTGCGAGGAGTTGTTGGACGCCTGTGACTTAACATACACAGAGTCAGAGACAGACGAGACACAGAATGAGGTCGCATTACATCTGACACGTGCAGAGTTCACGGACGTACTCGATCAGTCAGTACTATCAATGACTAACGAGCAGACTATCGCTACAGCACTACTCAATGCTGAACTAGGTGAGTACACGACTAAGGTCACAGTCTACACACCATACGGAGACAAGATAACTTTTGAGTAAAAATACTCTTGACTTATCTTTTAATATTTGCTATAATAATAATGGAGGACAATGCTTACATATACAATACTACTTAGTTTACTACTCTTCACACCACAAGAGTTCTTAAACTTATACAATTACCAATCACACACATCAGCTAGGACGCAGTTATGCTACACCACTTAACGCTAGGTCGCAACAAACCAGACGGCGGCTATGTCACAGACTTAGACTGGCAAATGTATTGTCAGGAAGTACTTGACGCTAACTTTGACGGGTACACTATTACAGACGCAGTGGGAACATGGAAGTCTGACTTAGAAGATACCAAGATAGTTATTATCAACACTACCAACCAAGACAAGGTAGAGGATGTCGCTTGGCACTACAAGGACATGTTTGACCAAGAAGCTGTAGGTCACTACACAACATCACCAATGGAGTTTATATAATGGACAACTACCACAAAGCATGGGAGCAGTTCAGACTTAGTAACAAGCTCACCATTGACCAAATGAACGAATTGCTATCCTTTAGTCAAGGAGCAAGAGACGCAGTAAACAAACAAGCACAACAGGAGAACAAATGACACAAGACAACCCAATGCAAGACGCATACACACAGATACTACGTGCTTACAATCCACTAGAGATCAAGGACATACTGTTACATGGTGCAGCACGTAAGGCTACCAAGCACAAGACTGTAGATGACGTCATGACATACTATGCTAACTACAACGAGGGCATACATCACAACTTGCTTGACGCAAAGCAGAAGTATTGCTACGAGTACTTGATATGTCAAGCGGCATACAACCAGACAGACAAGACACAAGAAGATCAATGGTTCTTCTTACGTGACGTAGTATGGCTATACATTGACGCTGTAGCTGATGAACTAGGTGACGAGTACAAGCTACACGACAAGCCTAGAAAAGAGATCGAGGACGAGGTGTTAGCTATCGACCTTGACATCAGGAAGTCACAACTACAAGTTATCGACGGAGGTAAGTCATGATACGC